ACTTGCCACATACTGACCTTTGCATACTGCGACCCAGGTTAAGTGGGGCTCACTGAATCCGCCACTCAAACTAAAGCCAATGCTTTCAGTCTGCTTGAACTTAACTCCGAGTTTTTCCCAGGATGCTTGAGTGCGACCCGCTTTGACCGGGGTTGCTTCGGTTTTTGTTAATGTGTTGCTCATGGTTAGAATTTAACCCATCCGCTGGGTTATGTCTACAAGTATTTTCACTACCATGCGTAAGTTGTTGATATTGAATGAAATACTTTTTCTAAAAACCTGGTGACGGAACGCGGTAAACCTCGCCGAACTGCGTTTTATCTTTCAGCAACTTGCCAGACTTCACCAAGCGCGTGAGATACCTCGAGAGAGTTCCCCGCGGAATTCCCATAGCAGGATCTGCTTTCTCCCACACCTCCTTGAACGATGAGCCCTTCTCCTTGTCGACGCATGCCATCACTTCCTCGTCCTCGTATGCCTTCTTCGATCCTTCGGTTGGTCGCGCGTCGTCCGGATTAAATTCTGCTGTGCGTTTCATCAGCGGAAATTCCCACTGCACGCAGAACGGATCAATCGGCGAGAAGTCTCTCATCGTTGGCTCGACGATTAAAACATTCTCCTCCTTGTGAGGATGCATGACAAAGATGCTGTCCGGGTCTCGAGCGAATACTGTACTGCCTGACATCTTATCAAATCCTGCCCTGTTGCCGTGGCCCTTGCTGAAGTGATGCCCGAACACGACGCTGGCATTTGTTTCTACCGCAATGCTGTCAACCTCGTTCATTAACGTTGCCATCTCTCCGGCACTGTTCTCGTCTCTCTCTCCATACAGCTTGTAGATCGGGTCGAAGCAGATCAGTCCAAACTCTCCAATCCGCAACTGGTCGATGATCTTGGGCCGCAACGCGCTCAGGTCCGCCGAGTGTCCTCGCAGATTCCAAACGAACAACTGGTCGTTGGGTATCTGAATGCCAAGCGCCCGGCACACTGATCTTATCCGCTCCCGGAACGAGTACTGTTGGATCTCAAAGTTAATGAACAGCACCCGCGTCTTGCGAGTAGGCATCTCCCAAAACTTTGTGCCCGACGCCACACATATCGCCAACTGCAACAGCGTCCAGGTCTTCATGCTCTTGCTCGTCCCGCCCAGCACCATCTTGCAACCGCGGTGCAGGGCACCAAAGATAATCTCCTCCGGCTTCTCAATCGGCAATTCATCGAGGGCCCCCGCCTCCATGATGAGTGGGAGATTCCCACTGCCCCATGGCTTGCTGGCCCCGGCCAGGATGTTCCTAATATCTTCCGGGCATGCGTCCTGTTCTTCCATCGCACCGAGCGCCTTGAGCGCAGCCGTGTGCATGTTCCGCATCCGAGTTGTCTTCCGCAACCTGGGCAACCAATAGTCCATTTTCGACGCGGACGTGATCGATCCTGACATAATCTTCAGGCTGAATTCATGCACATACTTCTGGTGCTCCTTCGCCACAAACTCACCCATGGCGACAGCGTCAGGTGGCACACCATCCCGAAGCCCCCGGGCGACGCACCGGGCTACTGGTTGGTAGTAGTTGTGCGGGTCCAGGATCTCAGCCTTGTTCCTGTCCAGGATCGTTGGGTCAGTGAAGCATGCTGACAGCACTGCCCACTCCGCCTCGTTATCCCGCGGAGGTCCGTAAGAGTCTGGGTTCATTGCGGTTGCGTCCCCCACATGTTCCTCCAGGCAGTCTTACGCATTTCCACAATCACGCTCCACACGTTGGGAGGAAACGACCAGCACTTCTCAACCTGGAACTGTTCCGCCAGTTTCTTTAGTTCGTTGGGCACCTCAGACTTATATTCGTCAATCTTCATTTAATTACCCTTCCTTGATTGATGAAACTTTCGGTTCTCATTTTCACTACACTTCTCGGGCGTCAACTTCTCCAGGCGCCGGACTACGTCACGGTGGTCCACATTGGCCCCGGCGGCCATGAGCCATGTAGCCATAGGTTCCCCGCGGACCGCGCGGACTAATTCGTCTGACTCGATGTAGCTTTTGTATCCGTCTCCGTGTCCCGAGTTGCGTCTCGGCTTGGCTATTGATACGAGCCCGGACAGAATCTTTCTGCGATTCAGTAGTTTAATGTCTGAGATCATCTGCACGACGACCTCTCCTGCGAGTTGCCTATACCTTTCGGTCAGGTCTCCTTTTGTGAGTCTGGTGGATTGCATTGTGGGGTTCCTTTCGTTGGGGTTGTTGTCTTATCTTCTACAAAACATCCTGTCAACATGTCCAGCTTATATCCATTTCCGTGCCAGTAATCGTAAAGCATCGCGTTGATTATTCTTCCTTGGTTGCCGAATTCTTCAGGGAACAAGTTCCCCGGAGCGAGGCCAAGATCCTTCACAAGCGCCCCGAACTTGACCGAGGTTATCTTGTAGATTTTCACTTAGTTCTTTGTTGAACAGCAGGGCCGCGTCGACGTTTGTAATGATCTGCCGGATTCCTGGAGCGTGAGTGTGGTCAGCCTTATCGCGCTCGACAACGAGCATCCTCTTAGTTGCCTCGAGGATATCACGTTGCCATTTGAGGGTGTTCGCCAAGCTCACCGATTCTTGCTCTTGCCAGCTGAACGAAGTGCGATCGCAACCATCTGTTCAAAGCTCCGGGCCTTGCCTCCGGCCCCGCGCTCCTTGCCTTTCTTCTTATTATCCTTAATCAGTTCCCGCATGTTCTTCGATACGTTCTTTCCGAGTGGCATAGTTTAGTTTCCTTTCTGTTTGTTGTTTACCGACATTACGCTGTTTCTTCTCCGACTACATCGTCCCAGGTCGCTTCCTCACCGTGCCAGGTCTCGCGCTGTCCGCGCAGCCACTTAGGCTTGTCGCCTGGGGTAGTGAAGCTCGACTCGTTCCACAGGACGTTGTTGCCCGGGACAGCAGTGATCCTGCCGTTGTTTAGTCTAATGAAGTGGTGAGACTTAGTCTGCTCCGGGGCCATGGAGAATCCGTCTCCGTAAGGTTCAGCAGTAAACATGTAGCGCCCAACCTCCCATGTCTTCTTGCTAGCGATCCACACCCTGCAGGACAGACCCATCAGATATTCGTATTCGATCGTCGTGAAGTTCCACCCAAAACAATCCCACCTCTGCGCGTCGTTCAGATCCCAATCGGCAATAGCTACCTCTCCATGAGCCAAGGCATGCAGTGGAAGTCCGCGGTAGATCGCGCCACACTTGAGCATAACCGTGCATCCCCAGGCCCGGCCAGGGATCGCAGTCAGCCCAAACCAGACAGCGTCATCTATCTCCTGCTTCACACCGTCCGACACAAATGCCATGTCGACCTTGACGTATAGGTGGCGAGGAAGGCTGGCTGCGTGGGTCATTTGACCTTCTTCTGGGGCAAATCGTTCTTAACCTTCTTCCAGACTGACTCGTCCTTATCGAATCCAAGAGACCAGTTCATGACCTTGTTGTAGATCGAATACCCATATCCAAACCGCATGAACGTCCTTGAGATCAAGTCTCCTATCCAATAAAAAGTCCAGGCTAGCGCTCTCATTTATTCAGCTTGTCGCAGTACATGAGAAGTACTCCAAAGACAACCATCCAAAACATAATTATAAAGAAATCGCTCATCGCCACTGTCCTCCTGTAAGCCAGGCGACCAGCACCCACCTAGAGCCAAAGAACACTGGCAGTGCTTGGTGCCTGATGTAGGCGGGGAACATCGTTGCCGATCCACGCTTCTTTACATCTTTTCCGTTATGCAAGTCGCACTCAACCCTAAGCCCTCCGCCCAGGAACTCTGATGGATCTGATAGGTTGATCACCATCGTTAGCTTGCGGTCGCTACCGTCGAAGCAGTCGAAGTGTGGAAGGAAGAACTGACCCGGCCTGTAGCGCAGGATCTGCAGTTGCTGAATGCCAGTGATGTCAAACTTGTAGTGCTCTTCGTTTAGGTCGCTAGCGACATTCCTCACCACTTCGTATAGCCACTTGTAGTGTTCCGCGAACGGTACCCAGCACGATGAACATGTCCTGGTGTAGGAAGACCTAGTCGTGCCATCCTTCTTCATGACGTGAGATCTTTTCATGCCTATGACCTCGGCATCATCACGGATCATATTGCACTGGCCCTGCGTCAACACGTCCGGCTCACACACTGCCGTAAGAATCTTTTGTTTGAAGTTATTCATTTGCCATCTCCTTGAGCGCGGTCTTTAGTGCGTACTGGAATAGTGCTTCCTTGTCGTTAGCAATATGAACGCGCCCAGCCTCGGCGATTGCCTCGTAGACGTCCTTGTCCACGTCCAGGCCCAACTCATAGCAGACAACTTTCTTCTCAGAAACAATTCTGATTAGATTTTCTTTAGGTTTGCTTGGATTTCTTTTGTCTTTGCCAGAATATCTTCTGGCTTGATTGACCTTAGAACGTTGCACCATTTGGGGTCTCCTTTTATCGAGTTGACTGCATCTTTGCATTTGTCCTTGGGTTGCTCGTACACCGAGCATGGGGCGTTGGGACAAACATCTTTAGGGAAGATTGGCTTCACATATTTGTAGTACTTCGATGTGTGCTCAGGTCCGTAAGGTCCGTACAGCCCTACGGTTGGCGCGTCGAATACCGCGGTCATGTGCATCACTGCCGACTCTGGGCAAACAGCCATGTCGCATCGAGCCGCAAGGTGTAGCAGAGACCTAACGTTGCGCAGTCTTCCCTGGAGATTGATTAGCCTGTTGTGCGTGATGGATAGGGGAGGATCGTCGTGGCCTACTGCTACAACGTGCCAATCCTTATTCTCCTTTAGGAACGACTTGATGAATAGTCCTGCCTCGTATGTTGGGTAGCTCTTCCACAGGCTAGATCCACTGATCGAATAGAGCAGGAATGGTCCGGCAACGTCAAATCCAACCGTAGCAAGTTCATGCTGATCCTTTTCCATCAGCTTTGCGTATGGCTTCTTAAACTGATCGTCAACCTCTACGCCCCAGGATCTGTAGACGTAGTCATACACGTTTCCGTCTAGGTGTGCGGTCTTCGACAAGATATCGTCAAGACAGACGTGGCCTTTGTACGACTTCCAGGTGGAGATTGTGGGTGCTAATGGTAGCGCCCTGACTCCTGCAAATCCTTCCCACAATCCAAGATGACGTTGGGGAACGTAGACATCGATCCTTCCGTCTCCCTCGTAGTGTTGCATTGCCCTGGCAATGCCCATGGCGATGAACTGATCTCCAATCGCCCCGCCCCGGTACAGGCAAGCATATCCTCCAGAGGCACAACCAACCCTGTACGGTATCGTGTACGCGTCTGCATGTGTGCCGGGTATCCCGCGGACTTCATCCGGGACTACGATTGAATCGTGCGGATGGTGGAGCCGATCGTCCAACATCATGGGATCTTTTAGGGTCAATATTCTCATGGTAATACCTTGTCCATTTCCTCAATCCACTTTGCCCTGGCATCTCCGTAGATCCCGGCTGCGTGTGGCATGAATCCGTCCGACTGTTTCTTGTCCTTTGGAGTATTGATCTCCATCGCGTTCCATTCCCAGCTTAGGAAACGGATAGAGTAACCGAGCATTCTGGCCCGGTAGTTTGTGAAAGTCTGCTCAGGGAAAGCGAACGGTGCGTACACGAAATTTGCCCAGGCGCCTGCATGTTGCTTGTCGCAAACCATGACCCCGGTATTGAAATAGCCTTGAGTCCACTTGACCGATCCGAGCATGGCCTGGGATAAGATCATCTCGTTCGCCCGGCCCCAATGCAACTGGTCTCCGTGAGGAGCGTCGGCACAAGCGTAGAAGTGTCCGTGAGGGAAAGTCTCGAATGGGTTTACACACTCGCGCGAAATCAATACATCGCTGTCAACGAACAGAGTCCTGTCAGAATTCTGCACCGCGTCGACTAACGACATCTTGGCTAGCAGTCCGATCGGGTTCTCCGGCTTGATGACCACAAGATTAGCGTCCCAACGCTTAGAAGATTCTTCCATCCTTGGCAGGGAATGCTTCTCAAACCATTCCGGCAACTGGCAACTAACTGTTACTATTTGCCTCTTCATTAATGCCTGCCTCCTTGATTGCTTTCTTTAACCCCTCTGGGATGATCGTTAGCTTTCCGCCAGAATCAAAAATATCTCCATTTGAAGTCACCGCGTAGTACCTTTCGCCCCACTGGACAAAGATCATGTTGACTTCCTCTCGTCCATAAATCTCTGGATGATCTGATGCAGTCGATAATTTTCCCATGACAGATACTCCATGATGCGCTCCATCCTGGTCGACTCGTCCTTATGGAGGAACACTGCAAGAGGGTCCTCCCAGGTCTTTGTCTTTGGACCAATATGGATGCTGGTGCTATTTGTCGTCACGGATTTTGTCAATTTTTTCAACCGCGATCATGGTTACCCAAACCAATGGCGCAAGCACAATCACGACAGTTGTGATTAGCCCAATCAGAAATATCAACTCAACGATGCGCCCAGCCATTAATGTATTTTCCCTTCCTTCGCCTTGTAGAGCGTAAACACGGCCCGAACCAGTGCTCGCTCCAGGTGGTCGATACAAGTTTCGCCGGAACCATCCGGAGAAGACGTGTTGCCATCGATCTGTTGCATTGCCCGGGTCATGTGGGCAATTGCCCTGTCCGAGTTGTAGCGGAGCGAATTCTTGTGGAACCACTCTCCAAACCTAGACTTGTTTGACCCCCGGCTCATGATCTTTCTGATCACGGTGCTCGCATGAGTAGCTACGTCTTCGATCGTTGGTTCTGTATGCTCTCTGACCGGGAGCCCCTCCTGGAGCTCTCGAACTGCTGTTCCTAGCGAATCGATCGCTTCCATGATTGATTGAGTACTATCTGCCATAACCAACCTCCTTCGCTGTCAACTTGGATCTTTCAAATGCTTTTGCAGTTGGAGCTCCCTCAGATCCCGGCTTTCTCATTCTTTCTTTTGAGCCAGCCTTAATCCTGGCCCTCTTCTTATGTATGTTTGCGTATAGTCCTGGTTTCATTTTTATTACTCCTTTTGCTAAACCACACCCTTGGGTTTGAATTTCTTGTCAAAGCACCACAGGGCCAGACAGTGCTGAAAAGCACTCCAGCCATCTTCCAACTCCTGCTCACTCCACTTGTGAACAAACGGAGCAGATGGAGTCTTCGAAGACAGGATCACTGACATGCAGTGCACTTCCTTGCCAAGGGCCTTCCTGTATGCCCCTAACTGCATAGCGTCGTGTGGGTAGACCGGGCGCCTTGATGCTGTCACCTTATCTGGGTCGAACGATCTGTTCTTCAGATCGATTAGGCATGTGCCATACTCGGAGTGATCAATCAGCGCGTCCGCCTTCCCAGCGTATCCAGCACCGACCAGCACCTTCTCTTCCCAATGCGCCTTGACGACATCGGAGTTGATCCACTTCACCATGTGTTCGGCAAACGGAACAAGATCTTCCCGGATCTTAATATCCTTTACGGATACAGGCTCCTTCTTCTCGCGTAGCAGTGGTAGTAGCCTCTCCTGGACGTCGTGCATAGCAGTGCCATGGTTCGACGCCTTCTTGGTGACTGCCTTGCTCAACTCTTCAATCACTGAGGCCCAATCTTCCAGGGACTCCCCGGGAAGTCTTGGGCGCTCGTCGGCTGCGAGTAGACACTGAGATATTTTCCACGCGTTAAGCTGTGGAGCGTCCTTCACTTTCATCACTGAAGTGACCGACGGAAGAAGATCAATTCCTTCCTTGGCTAACTTCCTCACGTCCCGGAGCGTTGTTGGACGATCGCGCCCTTCAGCGTCCGGGACCGTGTGGTAAGCCTCTCCGTCAGTCGAGTACCAGTGCGCGGAAAATTCCGCTGACACAAGTTTCGTCGGCGTTTCCGAATAAGTAGAGAGTTCCAGTGCCATTAGAACGGTGCTCCGTCGTCAGTCGCTACGGTCGACTTGACTCCACCGAGCTCTTTCGACAGAAGAACTTTTTCCTGTAGCCACTTCGGCAAGTTGTTAAACTCGCCACCCTGGCCTTGCTCAATCTCATACGAGATAAGATTGTTTACGCGCTCGGGAACTGCCATGCCTTTAGGCATTTTGGATGCAGATCCAATCGCAGCGTAGGTCTTGCCGGAGGTTTGGCTAACCTTGTGGACTACGTTGAGTAGTGCCGACTTCCCCAGGAAGTCAGTCACCTTGAATGAGGCGAGTTGCTTCGCGTTGAGCGCTGATCCTAGCCAACCCTCAATGAACTTCCGAAGCGACGCCTTCGGTCCGATCGACGCGGTAAACTCCGCGGAACAGACCAACGGCTTTTTGATGATGGTGACCTTACCATTCTCTACTTGCTCGAAGTCGTCGTTCTGGTCGCAGATCTCAAACGCGATCCGGATCTTCTTTAACTCCTTCGTCTCACCTTGGTAGGTGCTCTTTTGGGTTCCCATGTCAATTACCGAATAGCAGATTGCAGGATGCGCTCCCGCCTCTACGATCGGTCTTTCTTTTGTGCTTTTCTCGCTTAGTACTAATGCCATATGTGTATTCTCCTTTATGGTTTATTTGGGTTTATTTGAGGTGAAGTCTGATGAATGTCTTTTGCGTGTGTAACTGCTGGCAACACGATCGGAAGACTATTATTTACTAAATCGATCCAATCCTTAAATTTCATTGTGACGTGCCATCCTGTTTGATTTCTTCGATGACAGACGATAGGTGTTTTACCAGTTTTTGAATCGTTGGTAGACTGTTGCATCCAGTCGTAAATTTTGGTTTGCTGGCAGTACTTGACCTCGACGTGGAAGGGCCAGAATTCTGATTCGACCAGTACGTCACTAGCTCCGCCATCCGGAGACCCGCAGAATTGCTGGGCGCGCCTAGCCTTCCATCCAGCCTCACTGAGCAGGCTTGATACCTCGCGTTCACCGCGTTTCCCCTTGTTGCGTGACATCTTTCCTCCGCCCATGGTGACCTCCTTGTTTCAAGATCACCGGACTCTGCCGAAACACGGCAACTAGGTCAACACATTATTTTTGGGAAACTTTAATTAGCTTGACTTGCTATATTTTAGCCAAACTCATCCAGGCAATTGAATCTTCTGGAGATGCGGAACGCGTCGCTTTCATTTTTCTTGAGTCAAATACCCAAAGCAAATCCTTGTCCAGCGCGACCAGGAATATTAGGTCGATGCACTTGCCATACTTCCTCTTGTCGACTCCGCGCCCGGTGCTGAACTTGTAGCTCGGGCCCCTTCTGCCATTGCTGTGTAGCCGCGGGGCGCCACACGACTTGACCTGGATTCTTTTGAATGTTCCGTCCTTCTCCGCAACGATGTCGTACCCGGCGTTGTCCTCAAATGGGGTCAACACGTTCCACCCGGAAGCGAGGAGTCCTGCGATTACCCTAGCGACTCCTACCGCTCCTGTCTGACGATTACCCGGTTGGGGCATTCCCGAAAAGCCGATATCTGTTCGAGACTCTATTCTGGAGACCATTGAGGAACTTTTTACGTTCTGGGTTCTGCTCCGCAAGCCTTCTCTCGTAGGTCATCTGCTCGACAGAAACGTTCCTCATTACCTCTGATGGGTTCAGTCCCTCCAGGGCCTTGAGCGTCTGAGGCCCAAGCGCTCCGTCATCCTTCACGCCGATCGCGCGTTGCAGGAACTTCGTTGCCCCTCCGACCCCGCGGTTGAATGCCAGGTCCTGGAAGAAGGGTCGGTAAGGCTCAGGAAGTTTAGACGTGAAGGGCCTGGCATATTCTACGACGTACCTGGCAGCTGCGTCCCTGCGCTCCCCCGCTGGAAGATTCTTCAGCATCTCCGCGGCCGCTGGATGATACTTGTCGTTGATCCCGGCGACTTCGTAGCTACCGCCCATATCCCCGGAAGGGAGATTGTAGACCATTACGTTCCCGGACTTGTCCTTCCTGGCCTCCATGTCAACTGTCGCCAGGGCTGAGTCGTATTCATTCTTGGGCACCTTTGGCCCGATTAAGTTTTGATCCTGCATAATATTTTTAGTCACTTGATCCTCCATTGCTCTTTGTGTTGTCTCTGACCGGATGTCGTCCATCGTCGCCGCGGATCGCATGCGCTCAGACATTGCGACCAGGCGCTGACCCTTCTCGTCGGTCCACCCCGCCCTCTGTGGCTCTTGCATCGGCCTGGACGCGTTTTGCCTGTCGAATTCTCCGGCCCCAAATGGGGTAAAATTTCTGCTTGCGCTTAGTTCCGGGATCTGTGTTAGAGTATTAGCCATGAAGAAAATCCTATTGTTGGTCGTCTTGTCACTCGGTCACTGTTTCGCCGGGGATCTCACAGATGCAACCGGGAACTACGGTGGTTCCGTCTACCGCACTTCCTACAGTACATCCACAGGGGAATACGGTGGTTCCATCTTTAGGAACAGGAGTCTCTCCGACGCCTCCGGAAACTACGCTGGATGCCTCACAAGGAATGGAAGCATTGTCGACGCCAAGGGGGCCTACGGAGGTTTTATTTCCAGGTTTGGAGATACCGACGTCGAGTGAGGTCATTTTTTGGCCTCCAGTTGTTTTTTAATTAGCCTAGACTTTACTGCTGATTCGAGGTTTTGAGTCTGAACATTTCTGGCAGTTGCGCCTCGAACTCCGCGTCCAGTTCGTCCTCCGCTGTCCTGTCCGGCCATGCTACGCTTAGGTAGTTCTCCCGCGTTAGGGGCAGTCCCTCCCTCAGTAGGAACCTGACCGCTCCGTCTTGCCCAGCTAGGGTCTTCAATTCCTCCTGCAAATCTGCTGATTGTGTTTCTTGCTTCATTTATTTTTACCCTTCCTTTAGTATAGCTCTTCCAGACGCTGTCGACAAATTCTTTATTTTTGGCCTGGCCCTTGAACGTTGGCTTGAACAGGCCCCGGATTGCCTCCCAGGTAATGCTCTGCATCTCCCGGGGAAGTACTTTGCGCTCTTTCGCAGCGTTTCTGTAAGCCTCGGCAAATAGTGCGTAGGTGCCAGACGCTCCAACTATCTTAGAGGAGGGGCCTCCGCCAAGGTTATGAAGCACCTCTGTAGACCCGCCGGACAAGGGACGGAGTAGCCCGGCCGCGACTGCATGCGTATCAATAGTAACGTCTCCGAACTTGGAATTGGGCTGGAGGATATTGTTGAAGAAGTTTCTGACCTTGTGTTCCTCGCCAAGCTGGTTGTGAATGTTTTCCCTGGCTCCGTTCTCAAGAATACTAATCCCCTTCTCAATCTGCGAGAATGACCCCCAACCAACCTTGCCCTCGGTTCCGTCATCGTTGAGCTTCTTGCCTAATATCTTTCCGTCTGGGTTATAGACGTCGAAGGATCTAGAATTGTTGACCTCGTCCCAAGCGCGCAGGAAGATAGCCTTGTCGAACGAATCCTTGACCTCGCTGTAGCGCTTGCCGAGAAGATTCTTCCTCGCCGAATTTACTAGCATGCCCCTCTTGGGGTCAGACTTTAACCAGTTAAACATTTCCTGAGAAAACACCTCTTTGGATTTGTTTGTGTTGATGTCAATTACTCTGTCCGCAAGCGACACGTTCATAAACCAATCCTTCTGCGGGGATAGCACAGCGAGCACTCCTGCATTCTGCCTAGTTTCGGTCCCATACTTCCCGGACCACTCCTCGGAAATCTTTCTGGCTCCGTCGTACCACTTCTTGGCCTGCTCCCTAAGCTCGGGTTTGAATGAGTCGTAAAGATACAAAAGATTGCCCTTAACGTGATCGACGAATTCCCCGAGAACCCCTTCGGTGGTCTTGCTCTTTGGGCTAAATCCAGGGTACTTCTTAACAAGGTCCGCCTGTTTTTTAGCTAGTTCTTTGTCCTTCAGGATAACGTCTAGGCCAATCGTCAGCTTCTCGGTAAGCGGATTCTCTGTCGCCTTAACTGCCTTTGGATTCCTTTGGCTAACCCAAAACTCTTCGTCTTTCTTTTCGGCTTGGCTAGCCGGAGCAAACTGTTTCTGCTCTTCGCCACCGATTAGGCTAGTAAACTTTGGCTCAGTCTTAGCGGTCCCGGAAAACTCTTTCTCCATCTCCTGCATCTTGCGAACCCCGGCGAAAACCTCTGGGGTAATGTCAATTTTCCACATTGGGATTTGATCTGGCTCTACAATTCTTGACCCAGGATTAGACGCCCTTGATTCCATTGCGCTTTTCTCGCCATCCATTGGCAACGTCCTGCCATCCTGGGTTATTACATAGTAGCGGTCGTTTGTTATGGATGACTTCTCTACAGGGGCTCCATACTGCTTCATGTACTTGCCAATCTCGGATGGCAACATTTCGTCATAAAACTTTGCCATTCCCATCTTGCTACTCCCTGCCATGCCAGGATATCTCTCTTGCTGTTCCGCGCCAATTGTCCATCCGATCCATTTCTTCCCTGAGTCAACTGCCTCGGCCAGGGCCCTTTTGAACATTTGAATCGGCCAATCTTTCCGGAACGGTGCGTCCGGGACGCTTTTGTACGGATCTATTTTGCTCTCTCCTTCGGCCCTGTACCATCTCGTTTGATCCTCTCTGCTTAACTTGTCAAATTCAATGGGATCACCGTACTTCTTTCTGAATTCATTTTCTAATTTTACAAGATTATCATCCTCTTTATATCCGTACTTTCTTCCCGCCTGGTGCCTATCGCTTTGAATCTCTTCAATGAATAATCCATCTCTACCAAAAGAATCGGGCCTTTCGTCCAAACGCATGTGCGCGATATAGTCGGTAACCTTTGGGTAATGCTTTGAAATGTATGCTTTTTCAATTGACTCATTTGGAAGTTTCGCGTCGTATGCTCTTGCAAGGTCAACAATTTCCTGTGTCACCGTGTCGTTAAACTCAACGACCCTGTCATTCGTTGATATGTCCTCGCCACTAATTCTTCCGTAATCAAGTTCATCCAATCCGGCTGCGCTTATGTCTGTCAGGAAACCATCCGCATCTTTTGCGTTCTTAAATTCAATTCTGTAGGCACCTTTTCTTTTTGTTCCTTGGTCCTGTTTCCTGGACAGCACAACTTCTCTGTAATTCTTCCCGCCAGGAATTGTGAACCCACCAAACCTTGGCGCATTCCCTGACACTGATGCCCTATCAAATTGCTCTGCCCTTGCGTTCAAGTGCTCTGCTTTTTTCATCATGCGATCAAAAGTTTCGTAAACCTTGCTTTCACCAATTTTTCCAAGATTTGTTGGAGAATTCTTTAGGAAAGCCCTTGCTTCCTCTTCCGCAGCCATTGCCATCCTTGTGAGTTGGCTGGATGTAGAAATATTGTCGCGACGATTCTGCAAGTCCATCATTTCACCGTAGGCACCATCGCCCATCTCGTCGTCCATTCCTCCCAGTGGATTAGCTGAATCTGCGACCTCAAGCTCATTCAGTCTTGCAATATCCTGCTCGTTTAAGGCAGTTTTTGAGCCTTTTGCTGAACCGTATCTTGTCTCTTCAAGCTGGACCTTGCCCTTTCCAGCCAGGAATTCTTCCAGCTTATCTCTTGGTACTTTCCCTGCGTTTTCACTTGCAAGCCTATCAATCTCTTCATTAATTCCTGACCACTTAACATCCTCCTCGTTTACCCCGCGGGTCTGGCCTGGCTTAATAATTGCCTTTACTTGCTCTGGAGTGGCAAGTCTTGGCATCTTGTCGCGAATAGCCTTCTGGAGTGACACGTCTCCAGGCGCCAAGTTCGCGGCTTGCTTCTGGTAGTCAAAGAAGAATCCTGTACGCCCGGTATCGCGAGAGTTAGCAATACGGTCCAGGCGATAGGATTTGACCAGGCTCCCCGGGGGACGCCCTTCGGCTACGTACATGGGATTCGCATTTTTGTTGGCAATGTTTGTGATGCCGAATAGGTAGTTGATCGCGTTGCGCTTATCGATGCCGATCCCTGTCTCGCCTGGTCTTTCGTTGGCATGGTTGTCCAGGTACTGCATGACGTCCTTCTCGTAAGACGACAGGTCTCCACCCCACACTTCATTGATCCGGCCCTTTCCGCTCCTGGCAAAATCAAGCATGCGACCGCGCAGAGCAGATATGTCCACTGCCTGAGCCAAGATGTTCCCGGCCTTGGATAGGCGCCAACCCAAGAACGCGATCTCGGATTGTCCAACCTTAATGTTGCCTAGTCCGCGCTTAACAGACTGAGCCCAACTCCCATCCTCGCCTGTGCCGATCTTTTGGTACCAGACAGAATATGTCTTACCCTCCTGACGGCTGTCCTGGAGGGTCTTGGCTACTTCCTTCGTGAAATCGTTAAAACTGTCGAGGTTAAAGAATCCCTCCGGGAGGGTATTGCCACCGACGTATGGTTTGCCATCGGACTGAATCTTGACGCCAAACTCAGGGCTCCCGCGCTCCAGGACCGCGTTGGGGTCGTACATTTTGGCAACGTCTGCCACCCGGGCCTTGTCAACTGCCAGAATCGATGCCGGGTCTTTGGCTCGAACAGTACCGTCCGGGAACCTTACCGCAAAATCGTTTTCCTCAAGATTTGTCTTTCTGTTGCGAGTAAATTGGATTGCTGGATTGTTAGCCAGGTTTCTGTTTCCTGGCCCCGGGACTAGCGTCACGTCCTTCTGCTTTTCTGCCTTCTCTAGTCCGTCAAGATACTTGTCGCGGTCCCGGAACCATCTTGAGGTTAACTCTCGAAGCTGTTTAGACGGAACAAGAGGATTGTCTTTGAATAGAGTATCAATATTCGTCGGCTTAGGCCCGGTTGTGTCGATCCCAAACTTATTCAAGAGCCTGCCAACAGGGGCTAAGAATCCTTCCTGGAGCGAGAGCAGATCTGTGCCCGGGAGGGTCTTGCGTCGCAGAGAATCTAAATCCTTCCCGCGGAACTCGCCCACAAACTGTTCTGCCAGAACCTCGTCCGCTATCCAATCAAGATCCCCGGCCCCAGGCTCGGACCGCTGAGATCCTTCTCGGAGCTCGTTTGCCTTTGCCCTTATTTCGGCCTCGGTCGGTGTGCCCCGGCCTTGGCGCTCGCCTTCCAAAAGTTTCCTGGCGTACTCATTTCCAAATCTGCGCAGGCCCTCTTCACCATATTCTGACATGACTGCCATCCGACCTTCAGCCTTATTAATTGCCGGAGACTTCATGATGGCATGCATGATCTCATGCTTAACCGTATCCCCGGAGGACCGCATGTCGTCCATGTTTACTAGGAGCCTTGTCGTGCCTGACTTATCTGGAACTGCTTTGACAACTCCGGCCGCGTTGATCCCAGCATTTTCGGGCATCATGAACGAGTCTCGACCGTGGAATTCAACTTGGACGTCGGGCGCCATCATCTGGAGAGTCGCGGCGTCTAGGAATGGGCGATTGTCCTTGCGGACATAGTCGGCAATCTTGTTTACGTCTAGGCCAAGATCCGCCTGCCTTGCGAAAAGTCTGTTGACGTCACCCTGCTTGGCAAGCGCCTTCTTTGCTGGGATCGCTGCGACTCCCTTGACCGCTCCTCCAATCGTGCCAAGACCACTCCCAATAACCAATCCGCCACCGATACCCTCTTCCTCTCCTCCAGACGCAACATAGCCCAACCCTGCGCCGACGGCCGCAGATTTGACAGCGCCCTTGCCTGTCTCCAGGCCAAGCTCCGCGGCCCCTTGCGTGATCGGAGAAGATACAATCGATGTGTTCGCGGCCTTTCTAAGCCACTCGGGATTCTTCTGATTCTTCGCGACGCGCTCCATGACGGTCATCCTGGATGGTCCTGTCATCGCCTCTTCTCCAGCGATCCGGACTGCCTGGGCTCCGCGCTCCACAACCTCTGCTCCAGCCCTAACCCCGGCTATCTTAGCTCCAATTGGAAATGCCCCGGGGATACCTATTGCGGCCGCTCCTGTGGCGATTGCTCCTGCAGTCTTTGGCGCAGTTACGCCAGGCAGAACGCGCTGGATACCTTGCCCAACCTTTTCGACTCCAAGATCAATGGCTCCGCCTGTTGCCCGGGCCGCGGTCTCAATCCCCCGGGCGATTTTAGTTGTGGCGCCTAATCCTCTTCCGGCAATTCCTGCCGCCTTCGCTCCTGGCCCAATGAATGGAACTGCGAGCGTCGGATCTAGGACCATGCTCGCGGCCTCCGCGGCCTTTGGTGCGAACGTCCCTTCCGGCAATCCGACAATGCTTTTGCCCTGGGCTCTTTCGGCGTTCATCTTGTCGATCGCCTGCATCTGGTAGTTTTGGTCGATCGTCTTTTGGTTTAGGTAGGACTTGTAGTCGTCCTGCATTCCAAGCGCTCCAGCCACCATGAACGGAGCCTTTTCAATAAATTTAGATGCTCCGACTGCCATTGTGCCAAGGTCGACAGTTCCCCTGGCCCCGGCTTCTAGCAATGTAGCTGGAAGTGAAGGATCGCCCGGCCTCGGCTCGCGCATCGATGCCGTTTTGATTAGTTCCGGGATGCCTTCTTTGATTACAGGGCCAAGATACTCCGCGGCCCCGGTCATTCCAGCACCAATTCTGCTGATTGCTCCAGGCTCAGTAGCCTTGAGAATCGAAAACTCTTCTTCGCTAGCTATGAACGAAGGATCTGATTCATCTTGAGATCTTAGGAATGACGAGGTCGACGCCTCGTCCATGACAGGCTTAGAGTCTACAAATGAAACTCCCCCACCGTAGGCGCTATGAACTAGCGACGCTTCTTCTTGCGTAAACTCAAAATTCGGATTGTCGCGGTACTGGCGCAGCAAATAATTTGCTGCCTCCAATGGATCCTGGATGATTTCGTCGGCCATGACCGACTAGCGGTTTTGAATTACCTTGCGAGTGCGAGGATCGTATCCGCCGAATCCGGTAGGACTCATTGGACGTTGTGCGGGTTGTTGCGGCATCTGCTGTTGCCCAGCCTGCCCGGCTTGTTGGCCCTGCGATTGATCGTCCAAGTTCGACTTGGGCAATTCAACGGTTCTTCCAGCAATGCTCTTGTAGTCTTCGGCCCTTGCCTTCAGTCTTGTCCTCATGCTCTTAATCGCGGCGAGCGTCGTTGCCGTGGTTGGCCCTGTGAGGGGATTGTTGAATCCAACAGATACAGGAGTTGTCCCCATTGGGATGGCAAACTTCCTGGCTGCCTCAACTTCGCCTTCTCTTGCTACAGATCCAGGATCAAGAACTTTCGCTAGAGATACTGCGAATAGGTATGGAATTTGCTTCAGTGTTGCGGACCCATCTGGGTCAACAGTTTCAAAATTTCCGTACTTTTTTACAGTATTCTCAAGCTCGTCTGCCATGCGATATGCCTCGCGGATGTTTGACTCAAACGCAAAATCTGCCTGCGTCAACTCCTTACCCTTGGCGACAAGGGCTTTCTCCCCGGCGTCAGCGACGTTCATCATGATTCTTCGCTTCTCCGGGTCCTGCTCCATCATCGCCTTTTCTTTGTAGTACTTAACCTTGTTGACCTGGCGATCGACGTAGGCGTCGACAAGTTCTTCTGAAAGTCCGGCGGGAACTACGATGCTTGTGCCGGGCGCTGCCCTTGTTCCTGTCGTCTCTGCCAGCCTATTCATTAGCGCAGCCTGTTCGACAGGATCGCTCGATGCCATGAGGGCTTGACCAACTCTTTTTGCTTCTTGCTCGGGGTAAAGTTTTTGCTTGAGCATCTCAACTCTAAGCGCGCGATCTTGATCTTCCATCGCCTGGCGAGCATCTTCTTTTCTGTATTCTTCGGCCTGAGATGGAAATGGGAATAAAGCTCTTGGTCCTGCCATAAAGTTATCCTATCTTGCTGTCCATCCATTTGCGGATGATGGACTTGATTTTTGGTTTGTTGCGTATCGATTCCGCAATTCTTTCCCCATACTCAGTGTAGAAGTTTCTTAGATTATCGGACGCTTTGGTTAGCATCCACTCGCGGAACTGAAGCCACTTAGGATTTTCTTCTCCATAGACTTCTCTAGCGACCCAACAGAAAATTGGCCCACCACCAGATCCACCAAATATGCCTCCTGGAGAAACCTTTCCAAGGATGCCTCCGGCGGCGGAAAGATAGTTAGGCAATGAATTCGCGCTATCAACCTGGGCCTGCGCCCCAACTTGGGCTCCGTATGTGCTGGCCTGGTAATTGGCTTGCGAGCGATAAAGATCATTAAACGCCTGAGTAAGGGCGACAGGAATGTTTTGATCAACTGCTTGGTAGAAAGGCGCAGCGGTAGATGCCTGCTGATTAAACCCACCAGGAAGAGATTGGTTCGCTTGGATATAGCCCTGCATCGCGCCCTGCTGTTGTGCTGTTCTTGCTTGAGCCAGGTTTCCAATACTAGGCCCTCCGGCAATGAATCCAGCCGCGGCCCCGAGCCTGTTCTGCTTGACGCCTTCACGAAGTAAAAGATCGCGAGCCCTTGCTGCGCCAGTAGTTTCGCCAGATCCAAGGAACTGTTGCGCAGCCCCGAACCGAGCCAGTTTGCGCTGTTCCCCGGCTGCGCCAATCTGCGCGGCCTCCTGCACTGCTGGTCCAAGGCCAAAAATATTGCCCCGGGCAGTTTGAGCCCCTCGGATTGCTTGCTCGTACCCGCGAAGTTCTTCGGCACCAATCGTAGATCCAAGCCGAAGCTGGTTCATCGCCTCTTCTTCAATTGTGGCGCGAAGTTGCTCTGTCTTTGGAGTGGTTGTGGGCCCAAGCGGTTGAGTAGCCATATCCCTGTACTGTTGGCCCAGGCTAACCGCGGTACGATAAGAATCCGGATCAATCTGATAAAGTTGCTGAGAAGCGCGTTCTTCGGGCAATTGAACAAATGATCTAAATGCCGTGATCTCTTTTAACCCTTCTGGGCTGTCCATCGTAATCGGAGTGAAATTCTTTTGCATATCCTGCGCGTCAGTAACTGCGCTAGTTACGCTTTTTAAGTCATTGCTAAGTTGCTTGATGAATACTTCTGAAGAAGTACGCCTAGCATCGCCAGCGGGAAGATCGGCAAGAAGTTTGTTGGCAGAGTTAAGCCTTTCGGTAATACCAGCAATCTGCGTGTTGCCACGCTCAATCACGCTGTTGAGGCGGGATAACTTTGAGTTATTGTAATCATCAACGATCTGATTGTCGGATACTTGGAAGTTTAGCATTGAGCCAAGGTCAGACGATCCATAATTACGACCAGCAGAAAGTTGTGATAAGGCCTGGTTAAACTCTGGACCAGCATTAGGATTTTGCATTCCCAAGCCTCCAGCAGTTAATGCCTGGATTTGCGAGGCAAGAGAGTTGCGGGTGTTTTCTTGGCTAGTAACTTCAGCAAGACGCTTTTCGTAGGTGTCTTGAAGATTTTTAATATTGGCATTTTGCCTTCTTGAAATTTCATTCTGAACATCAGCTATGTTTGTGTATGGAAATTCCCCTCCATATTTGTCATAATTGTAAATCCCGCTTTGATTTACATCTGCTGTTTCAATGTCTCCATTGCTATTGATCCTGTATCTTGTTGGCCTTGGTTTTTGTTGATTCCCCATATTAAGCCTTTAGTTCTGGGTTGCTGATGTTCGTTCCAACTGTTCCATAAAAATCAACTGGTCCTGGTTGGCGGTTAAACGCTACATTCTGCTCAACTGAGCCATAGGGGCTAGTTCCGTAAAGACGTTCGAACTGCTTAGTCATTTGATCGCCTAGTCCTCGGTTTAGGGCATACGCTTGTGGGCTTTGTTCATACGATCTGCGCAACCCTTCCAGAGTCCTCTGCGGACCATATTGACGCTCTAGTTGCATTCCAGATTGTACGCCAGCTTGCTGATCTAAGGCTGACAATTGGCGTTCTAGCGAGCGTTGCTGGGGTAGATACTGAATGCGAAGTTTGTTTTCTAAAGCTGCCATTGCTGGAGACTTTTCGATGTAAGTATCAATGTTCATCCTATAGGCTTCAGCATTAGCCCGAGCCACCTCTCGCGGGTCTGGAGGGGGAGGCGGTGACGGAATAGAGGGTGATCCACCCATTATGCACCAACTTTCATGAGTTCTGTGAATCTATCAAAATTATATGTTTTCATTTTCCCACCATTTCTCCTAAATGCAACGTACTTAAAATTCTTGAATTTTTCTGCAATCATTGCCCATAACATTTTGGTTCCGCCATATATTTTTGAGCAAGCAATATCTGCCCATAATGTGTCACCATTTTGTTCCATATAAAAATAATCTTCAATTCTGTTCAAGTCGCTTACTGGTCTTACTACAATAAATCCTGCAAATTCATTTTTGTCAAATATCTTGAAAAGCAGTTTATTTGATTTTGCCCATTCCAACCAAAAATCAAGGGTGTCCCATTTGCTTGAAATCTTGTAAAGACTTCTCATCATGTCTGATTCTTGAGTCATAATTTTGACCCGATGAATGCCTTTCGCATAAATGTCATATAGTCGTAACTCCTTGGTTTCCCGGAACGATTAAACGTAATACGCTTACGAATGCCAAAACGCTCCCAAAGGAGAAGCAACAGGCACCTCAAGGAGATAGCACCCTTTGATGACACCGTCAAGTCTACAAAGACATTGTCCCCATCCTCGGAGTGAACGTAGTGATCGGGCTTCTGGCCCTCTTTAAGGCATCTGGCTAATGCTACACCGGCAATGCCATCCGAATCCTCGACAATTCCGACCATGCCCTGCCTTTCAAACCATCTAAACCAATCAGCTAGGTTGTGCCACATTCCCTCCGGAACCCCGGACGCCTCAATGTATTCTATGGCGGTCATAGCGACTTCTGAAGTACTAATGTGTCCGGGTTTGCTGCTGCCATGATTTGGCGAAGTGAGAATTGTCCTGTCGAGCTTGCCACCTTAATGGCTAGGCTTCGCCACTTCTCATAAGCGCGCAAATCATTGGCAACTCTCTTTCTTTCTGGGGAGGTAAGAATTGCCGGGAGGTAAAAAGGAATCGAGAGCTCAATATTTGATGGGTCCAGATTAGCAAGCACTGATATAAATGATGAGTCCGTGTCTCGCTGGATAAATATGTCAACGTCTTCGCTAAATGTCTTATCAAAGCTGACCTCGAAATGGCTACCATATTTACTGGCAAATGGATCTTCAAAAATAAAGGCCCTGGTAGAAACGTAGGACTCGTAATAAGAACCGGCGTCCTTGTAATCACTTTCAACTGTTGAATTTAGCGTCTTATATCCATTATAATTTGTAATTAAGCCATTGGGAGACTTGGCTGCAAGCCTGCGACCTAACGCACTGAAATTTGTTTGCTCTAATTGGACTGCTGCGTAACTCCAGGTTCCCTCAAAGCATTGTAGGATTGTGTTGTAAACTATCATTGTGTCGCAGGCGTCGCTTGTGCCTGTAGCTACGGAAAGTATATACCGATTGTCATGAAATATTGCGTATGATTTTTGAATTTCAACAGGATTAATAGAAAGGATAACGTCTTTAATAGTTTCGCTGAGTGGAAGTCCGACTGAAGTAAAGTCGTCGGCAACAGACCGACTGAGCGAACGTATTCCATCTGATGCCAAGAAAAACACGTCCGAATTGACCTGTACTGCTGTCTTTTCAGCCGCACATCCAACTGTTGAGCTTACTTGTTCAACCACCCAATCTGCGGCAGAAGTCATATCGGTTGGTATAGTTACCTGATAAATTTTAGACGCCTTGAACACAATAATCCGATTTGCGTAGTATGGGACAATTGCAGTTATTTCTTGCCCATCACCATTCCCAACGACAATGCTGTTATTTGATGCCCACAGGGCAGTATCGAGAATATCCGAGCAATAAAGCGTGTTGCGCTCTACTCCGCTACCAACTCCGAATAGCCTATTCCCTCCGGTGGCAACAATAATACGAAGCCCAACAGGAGGCAGGCCCATAGAGGGAGTTGCGGTGGCACCAGATCCATTGCCAATAATTGTGACAGTCGGGGCAAATGAATATCTTGCATCAGAATTGTTCGATACTTCAATAGCTGTTACAGCCCCTCCAGCTACAGTCGTAACCAGGGTTGGAGGCGTTCCGCCAAGGTCTGGTCCTGTAATGATTGCCGTGGCCGAAGTATAACCAGTACCAGCAGATGAAACTGTAATTGCTCGTAGCTTTCCCCCTTGTTGTTTTATGCTCGTTCCATCCCAAACCGTCAATGGTCCGACCCCATCCACAAGATACTCAAAGTCATTAAACTGGGTCATATTTACTTTTGCTGTAGATGAAACCAGATAACCACTCTCCCATATCTGACTTGTTGTGCCCCAGGTCGAGGTTGTGGCCGACCAGGTTGCAAGCGTTGGTTGCCTTGTTGCAACTCCGCCATTGTTTACAGAGAACAATCTTCCACCGGAAACTGTAAGCAATTGCTCGTTGCTTGCGGTGTCGTAATAACCCATCCCACCGACTGAAGTTGTCCCGGTTGTTGTGCCTCCGGTTGAGAAGGTTGCGAATCCGTACCTAGTTTCTGCCCTTCCCTGTGGAGACAGGGTCATATTCCTTAACTCTTGAGATTGGTTTTCTGCCAAATTTTCCGATTGAATGCCACTGGCCTGGCCGCCATTGAATTGACGGATTCCGTCGAACGCCAGGACATCGTCCAGATTGTCTTGGAAGTATGGCACGAACTAAACCCCTATGTCTGTGATGCTGTATTCGCCTAAACTTGACGGAGTAATAACCTTAATTCCACCAACCTGGCTCATCTCGTACTGAGCCATTTGCGCCAAGTCGGCATTTGCAGACGACACAACTGCCTGGGCCTTGGCGTATTGGCGCTCTCGCTCGAGAGCGTCTGCATGGGTAAGGGCAAGAACAACGTGCTGGACGTGCGGGAGACGCAATTCGTCTGTGATAGCGGCAGAGCTTGGGGGAAAATCAACAATGTTATTTTGTCTTGTGATGCAAGTAACCTTTTCTATCACTTTCAATGTAGTTGTGCTGGTCGTGTTGAGTAGTGGATACAAGTCAATTTCGGCAGTCCCAGAAGTATTCCTCCCCTTGAAATAATACTGACTCGGAGTCCCGGTTCTATCCGAATCAAGCAAGTCCGCGTCTTGACTGACAATTGTCTGAAGATCAACAGACATGAGCTCGCTGTCTCCGTAAGCTACGGACAAAGGATTTTCGACCAGGGAGCCAAGTGAAACTGTCCTGGTTCCAGTCGAAACTGAATAAGTTGAATTTGTGATGCTCTCCCTCCATGGGGCAAAGTTCCACACCCGCCTATAATTTAGGCTGGCCGATTTTTGCAAGAAGTTAAGCGTATCCGAGTCGGTTTTGCCAATCTTCTCGCCTGCGTATTGGGCAATTTCAGTTAATGTCATTTTTTACCTCAATCCAGCTAATTGTTGGCTCATCCCAACGATATGTTTTCCCATCATTTGGCATTTCAATTGGAGCAACCCAAGAAAATATTGCATCATCCCATACAAATGAATTAAATAATTTTGGAGGTATAAATATATCTTTTTCATTATTATAAGAATAACCAATTCCTGCATAATTCCCTCTGAATGAATTATTGTAGCTTGTCTGCTTCCATCGTCCATCCAGCTTCAATGTGTTTTTTATGAAATCCAAACCAATGCCTTCTGTTTCTGGAAATGTTTTTTCTGGCTCGCCTAGAGTTAAATTATTTATTGAAATAACATAAACTACTAAATTATCCTCAATTTTTGCAAAATATCCCATAAAATTACCAGGTAATTGTTCCAGAATCGTTAAATATGTATATTTTGTAATTTCCGCTTGTTGTTGTGGTCGGAGATCCTGTTGTTATGGCTGACTTGTATGAGGCAAGATGCCTTATAATAACAACTCCCTTTCCTCCGGCCCCGCCATTTTGAGCTCCATTATATTGAAGATTTCCAATGCCCATGCCACCATTCCCAGTATTTGCAGTTCCGTTAAATCCAGTTTCTCCAGAGCTACTTGCTCCATTATCACCGCCTTTTCCTCTTGTAACAGAAGATCCAGAAATTGAACTTGAAATTCCAGCACCACCAGTCCCATTCCCCCTTGAGTATCCATCATAACCTCCTCCGCCTGCCCCGCCGCCCGCTCCACCGCACCTATAAGTCACTGTATCGCTTCTGCCTGCCCCGCCATTAAATCCTTGTCCAGCCGTTCCAGAACCACCTCCCCTATCAGTTCCATATGCTTGTCCGCCTCCACCACCCGATCCGCCACCCACGCCGGCTTCAGTTGAGCCTCCACCTCGCCCACCACCCAAGCATGAAATTGTTGATACTGTAGAATATAATAAAGAGTCACTTCCTTGTCCAGCTTGAGAAGCACCCGCACCAACAGTTATTGTGTATTCCCTTCCAGATAGGATGGATAATGGAGATAAAATAGAAGAATTAGATCCAGATGTTTCTCCAGATACTGAAGATTTGTAGCCCCCAGCACCTCCACCACCAGAGGCGTTGAGTCCTCCTTCATTAGGTATATAACCACCACCACCACCACCAGCTACAATTACATACTCAACGCTAGGCGGTACTTGCGATCCAAAAAATGAAACAGGAAATACTGGCCACGCCATAAACTTACGAGTAATTCTGCGATGCTACTCCGAATAAGGATGTTCCATTTGAAACAAATGTAAAAATGTCTGATTTTGCCGAGCCTGTTGTAAGCGTTGGAGCGGTTGCCCCGGGCCACTTATATGTTGCATCCCACGCCAATGTATTTGATCCAGTACCTTGCGTAACAATTAGAATATATGTTGCTCCATCTACTTTGTTTGTTGCCTCCGCCATAGTTCCGTTTGTTGACAAAACAAGTCTCGTAACCTGATTGCTTGCAAGATTCCAGGAGATAGATGCGCCGCTTGTCAGGGTTGTCGCGTTGAAATTATGTGTTGCAGTATATTCTTGAGCCGAAGCAAGTTTTGCAACAGTTGCGGTGCTTGCGGTGGCTGTGCCTTGGCTAATTGTAAGATCGCCAGCGAGTGTAGTGGAAAGATTTGTGATCGTTGAGGTTGCGCTATTAAGACTAGAAATCGTTGCATTTGTGCTGTTAAGAGTTGCAACGGTTCCAGACGTAAATACGCCAGCAGTTCCAGTTGTAGTTCCGGCGGTAAGGGTTGGAATAAGGCCAGAAGTAATTGTTCCGGATGTAATCGCAGCCGAAGTAAAATTCCCCAAGGTTCCAGTTGTAGTTCCAATCGTAGCATTATTGGATACTAGGGTTGGGATCGTACCAGTAGTAATCGTTGCGCTGGTGGCAACAGTGCGGTTGGATGTAATTGTGCCAGATAGGTTAGCATTGGTGTAAGTGCCATTGGTAAGAGTGTCGTTTAACAATTTTTGAATCGTAACCCTATTGGCCGCACCGCTATCGCCATTATCTGTGTCTGCAATAAGAAGCTGGTCTGCCGTGCTTACAGTCGCAACCATTGCCGACTGTTCGGAGATAAGCCCAGTATAGATGTCCAGCAATCCAGTAATGTTGTTGAGCTTGGCTCCTGTTACCTGATCGCCATCAGCAAAAGATTGACCCGCGTTAAATTTGCTCATGTTATAAACCTCATTGCGGTTGCGAATATTGTTCCTGCGGGAATTGTGCCTGCGGTTGCTCCTTTGCTATTGACGACATACCTTGCAACATTTGAAGCAATTGGATAAAAATTGGTCATAATCTGCACTGTGCCAGTTGTCGATCCGAGCGAATTAATTGATCCGATGACTATGTCCCCCAACTCAACTCCGGATAGCGAAAATGTTCCGGTTGTCGTGTCTGCCACATTATACGCCGCGACAACAGCTGATCCAAAGGTTGCCGTAGTATAGGATACTTTTGTAAGTGTTGGTCCGGCTGAACCACCAATCTCAAGGCTTCCAACTGTTACTACACCAGTATTGCTAATTGTCGTGGAGGCAATCGTCCCAAGCGTGTTCGTTCCAGTAGAAGATGTGAAGCCAGTAGCAAAGGTTGTCACTCCGTTGATTGTGGGGATCGTAGCTGTGCTGATTGTAGCTGTGCTGATTGTGGCTGTGCCAATCGTTGCTGTCCCGGTAGATGCTGTTATGTGAGATCCAAATGTAATTGCCCCAAGCTGGACTGGAATAGTGGCGGTTGATATGGTGGCAGTAGAGATGGTGGCAGTGCTTGCAGACAGGGTGCCAATTGTGGTTGTTCCGCTTGAAATGTTTACGCTAGAACTGAACGTAGCTGCCCCGGTGACAGCCAAGCTAGACGCCAGGGTGGTCGCACCAACCGCATTAAGCGTGCCAGTTGAGTTTACGCCTGTCGTAGATAGCTGAAGCGCAGAGGATACGTTGTTGCCATCGGTGATGGTCTGGATCGTTGGGTCTATGCCAGTAAGACCGCTAGTTTTAATTAGCTGGACGTAACTGGTCGAAATGTTCTGCGTTCCTAGTGTAGCCATTAGTGGTTCATCCTGTTTTTAACTAGGTCCCAGGCAACGGAAAACAGCAGCCCGGCGACCCCAGCAATTGCAAATATCCTGGAACGGAGGTGTTCCAGGGCAGAAACTCTATTTACCACATCTGCGTAGTTTGACAAGCTGGTCTCGACCATTTGATACAACTGGACCTGGCGCTCTTCCATCCGGGCCAATTTGACCTCTATGCCCCACACCTGGTCTTCACTCATTGCGAGACTCCAGGTACTTGAGACTGACCGCAAGATGTACGACCGCACCGACGACCTCGTCCCGGTCCCTGCCGTCGTCTACCATCCTTTTGATCGATCTGTTGACTGACAGAAGATGCTTTACTGCACCGATATACTTCGTTCCCCTTGCAAGCCTGTTGTTGTCCTCGGCACACTTCAGTGCCTCCTTGAAACAGGCGTAATCCTTTGCCGTCAGCAATAAACGCAAACCTAGGACTGTGATCCATGTTGCGATGCGCTTCATTTGGCATTACCAGAACTTACTGCTCCAGCATCGGACGCAGCACCCATGTCCGAGTAGCGCGGTAATACATTGCTGTCTGCTGGCTTTGGCGAGCAGGAGCAGAGCAAGAGGGCGATGAGGAGGAGGAGGTTCATTAAGCAGCGGTGATGGTGATGGCTAGATACCAGCCAGTTGTGGGGATGTAATTAATATTTGTTGATGCGTTTGCTGACTGTTTACCATTTAGAGACCATTGACCACTATCGTAATCATACCCAAACCACCAAAGATTCCAGCCTGCTTCTGATGGTATAAGTTCTTGATCTCCGTAATGATCATAAACAGATGTATTTGGAGATAAAATGAAAGTTGGGTAAGCATTGCCGTATCCACCTGTATAATACCCTACTCCTGCACCAATTATTTCAATTCCATCCGAAATACTTCCAGATGTTCTTTTAGTACCTATTCCATCAAAATAAAAATTAAATGGAACTGTTAAATTTACTTGAGTCGTACTCGCCACAGGAATCCCGCTGGGTGCTGGTGTTGATCCTCTCTGCCTGGAAATCCTCCTATTAATCGGAAGTGGGCAAGCTGTTGAGTACAGAGGCACAGTTTACCTCTAGCTCAATACTGTTACTCTGGCTGTTCCTGCTGTGCCAAATATTCCGCCAATAAGTCCAGTGTAGTTCATTGGCACTTCATAATACTCTCCGCTTCCAACGCTAACGGTGTATGAAGTTGTTGAGGTTGTTCCAGTACCCAGAGTTGCATATAACCTACCAGCACCTTCATTGAAAATAGTACATCCGAGCCTAGCTGTTGACGAAGTTGCAATCGTTCCGTAGCTAGTGCTGGTAAATGCAGTGGGACCAGTTCCGCCAGTTGTAGAGTTAGGCGGACGAATGCCATCAGCAACGTCGGCCTGGAGCGTGACCATCAAAGCCTCAATTGCATCCAGGTTGTAGTTAATGCTTTGCGTTCCGCCTGTTGCAGTGCCTACGGTTTGAAGAATGCGTTGTGTTTGCCAGCCCATATATTTGTCCTTTTTAGTTTATCACGCTAGGGGGTGTTCATCAAGCGGCGGTGATGGTTAAAATGCATTATGAATTTGTCATTGTCTTGTCGCCAGTTCCATGAAAAAGAGTTTGTGTTCTTGGAACAGACGTTTGATTTGTTGATGCTTGAGATACTGGATATGTATTTGAATATAGATCACCACCGTCACCATCCCATCCTCTGAATTCCCAATTATCATTTACATACCCATACATTCCATAGGGATCACCTTCACTAAGTCTTGAGTCATTTGTTCTGTAATAAAAACCAAAAATCCAAGCGTAAGCATAATTTCCAGTTTCTTTAATCCATCCTCCAGCAAGATTTTCAGTATTGCTTGGAGTCAATGTCATTGTGAATGATGCTGGAAGGCCAAGAGGTGCGGCTCCACCACCAACCTTACGGATAGTCTGCACTCCTAAACCTAGAGACAATTTTGGCATATAATTAAAATGCAATCATCCGCCAAGGGATTGAACCTTGGACGGTTTGACTGCTAATAGGTAATTAGCCCTTGTAGGCAATCACTCGGCCAGTTCCAGCAGTGAAGCTGTTAAACTCACCGTAAATGATGTTGCCAGATCCAATTGTAATGCCAGTCAGAGTCCCATCATAGTTACCAGAAATAGCGCTGAATGTAGTATCGGCGAGCATTTGAATCGCCCAATAGCCACTTCCAGCGACACTTGCGGTGCCAACTGTGAAACCATTCCTGGCCCCAAACCTATCCGTATCGGCAGACATTAGCTGTAGACCGGAATCTTGTACGAGGTGCCGTTGAGCTTAACGGTAATTCCCAGGGTCGAAGTACCAGAAACAAATGTTCCGGTAGTTGCAGTTGTGGTGAATTCCATTGCGGTAGCTTCTGTTCCAGAATTAATCCGAACAGGCTTGCCTTTTGCTTTCAATTCGCGGCGAATGTTGATTTGACTCATAGATCTAATTTCCTATGTTTTGCCCAAACTTGTTTGATTGTATCGGCTTTATGTCTTGGGCGGAACTTGGAGCCGAGTTTTTGTTCTAGTGCGTGATAACCTTTTAGAATGTTGCGACCGTCCATGGCCGCTGGATGATATGCTGGTTCTGAACCACAATTAACAAGTCTGAAGCTAGAGGGAAAATTGCGTCTTTTTAGCTTACTTGGGACATTGTCCCTTTCATCTACTGGACGCTCGAGCGTTACAACTCCCCCGGTGTCCCTGTCTTCATACTCGTAGAGTGGCATCAGTCTTCCGTCATTTCTCCGCCGTCCATCTTGACGGCTTCATTCCGAAGACGTTCTCCATCGCTTTCAGCTTTAGGATTTTCTTTTTCAATCTCTCCCTCTGCTTCGCTTACGCGAACCATGGCAACGCCTTCTTTGATTTCAACAACTTCTCCGGTCAATTCAACCATATCGCCGATTGCAGGCTCGGCCTGTTCGGTCTCTTGCGAGATGGTTAGATTCTCGATCGGAATATTTACCATGTTAGCCATTTTTGACCCCTTGCTTTTAGGCTCGGGCCCGGGGAGATTTTTGCCTCCCCGGACCTTCGCTTCGGGCCCGATCATTAATACGATCGCGCCCATTTAATTAGCTGACTTCAGAACGACTAAACACGACTCGGTAGAACGCTCCGTTCAACTGAATCGCGGTGTAGTACGTTTTGACAGCGACCGAGGTTACCAAATCCAGAGGGTCGGACTTGTCAGGACCTTCTGCAATTAGGACCTTGGGGCTATAGGGCGAGTCGCCTGTGAGGCTAGGTACGCCGAATGCCTGGTCACCGAGCACAATGTTCGCCAAGAAAGGCGCAGTGCTGGAGTTGTAGGACGCTGCCGCAGTGCCAGAGATGGCATTAGCAGAAGCAGAGCCGAAGGACAGGATGTTGTGCGACAACAGAGTCTTCACTCCGTAGTACGTTCCAACTTCACCCTTCAGCAAG